GGACAAGCTATATAGGCAGGCATTATTTATGCTATAGTAAAATAACGCAACAATAAGCGTACACAAATATTGACACATAATTATATTATTATAATAATATGAAGAAGAAACAAAATATTCCATCTGCGTTTGATGACGTGATGAGTGGTCTTGGTTATGATAACCCAGAAGGGGCTGCAAGTGTAACCAATATGGACCAACAGGATACGTTTGTAGATGTGGAACCACCTAAGAATGAACCAGGTCCAGCACAGGAACCTGTGGAAGAGAAGAAGGATGATGAACCCGCAAAGACGTCAACCAATGACGAAACGGACATCCCTGAAGAAGTGTTGGCCAGAATGAATGGTCAGAAAGTAGATAACGAACCGAACAGCACCGACGACAATGCTGACGATGAGCCCACGAATGCTGAAGTAATCGAAGCAGAGCAAGTTGGAGCATTGTTTGACGCCATTGGTGAACAGTTTGGTTGGGATATGAATGAGATCGAGGAAGATACTCGTCCAGTAACAGTAGAAGGTCTGACAGACTATATTAGGCAAGTAGTGGATCAAAACTCTGTGCCTGAGTATGCCGATGAGCGTATACAAGCTCTCGATGCATATGTGAAGAATGGAGGACGCTTTGAAGACTTCTATGCTGCTCAACAGCAAGCAGTCAACTATGACAACATCAACCTCGAAGATGAGAATAATCAACGAACAGTTATACGTGACCTCCTTAAAGCAAACGGCTATACTGACGAACAGATTAACAATAAGATTGATCGTTATGAGTCAGCCGACATGCTTGAAGAAGAAGCCGAAGATGCCTTGAGTCGTCTTAAGGTGATTAAACAGCAGGAAACCGAGAGGCTTCAGCAACAGCAGGAAGCTGCGATGAAGCGTCAACAAGAAGAAACAAAGGCTTTCTATAACACGATGTATAAAGATATTAGCGGTCTTACAAATATTCGAGGGATAAACATTCCCAAAGAAGATCGCAAACAATTGTTTGACTATATCTTTAAACAGGATGCTGATGGTCTTACACAATATCAAAAAGACTTCAATAAGAATTTGACAAAGAATTTGATTGAATCAGCATACTTCACAATGAAAGCAGATTCCTTTATCACTGAAGCTAAGAAAACAGGGGAAACGACAGCTGCTCAAAAACTTAGACAAATGTTGAGGCATAAGAGCAAGAATCATTCTGCGTTCAATGCCGATGAAGATAAACAGAGGTCAGCTTTGGAAATAGCGTCAATGTTCCAATAATGACAGCATATTTAATCAATATATAATTTATGGTAAACAATTTACTTAACAACCTTCAGCTTTATCGCGGTCGTCGTTTTAGCGACTTGGTTGATGAGAACATGATTTCTAATGCCCTGCTCACTAAGCCACATGAAGTAGCAGGTCTTCTTTCACTTGTTTTTGGTACTAAGGATGACGGTGTTTCTACAGCTATCGACTTGATTACAGGTGGTCTTGGTAAGACTATGATCATCGAAAATCGTGAATACGAGTGGTCTGTGATGATTGATTCTGAACATGCAGTTAACATTCGCTATGCTAAGTGGAATGGTCAGGAGATCAATTCTTCTAACTACCAGACTGTTACTCCAGGTCTCAACGGTACTCCAATCTATCTTGGTTTGGAAGAAAGATGGTTCGGTCCAGGTGCAGTGCTCTCTTTCGATAATGTAAACTTCCAGGTACGTGTTTCCGGCCTTCCTTATCAGGATGGTTCTACTTGGGTATATGAGTGCTATGTTGCAGAGGGTTTCGCCGGTTCTTATATTCCAGGTGATTACCTCCTCCCAGGTCGTCAGGTAAGCCGTATCGGTTCTGCTTATGAAGAGTACAGCGACGAGGCAGATATCATCAACTATCAGACTCCATTTAAGATGCGTAACAACCTTACGACTCTTCGTCTGACTTACGATATCACCGGTGATGCTTACAGCACAGTTCTCGCTATCGCTTTGACTGATCCTGAAACTGGCAAGAAGTCTTACCTCTGGTCTGACTACCAGTATTGGATTGCTCTTCGTGAATGGAAGCGTCGTGAAGAGAAGTTCCTCTTGTTCTCTCACTCTAACCGTAACGCTGACGGTACTTATGCACTTAAAGGCACGAACGGACGTCCTGTTGCTATTTCTGCAGGTCTGTTCGAGCAGATTAGCCCTGCAAACGTACGTTACTACACTAAGCTTACTGCAGAACTCTTCGAGGATTACCTCTTCGATCTTTGCTACAATCTCCTTGGTACTAATGAGCGTAAGTTCATTGCACTGACTGGTGAAATGGGCATTCGTGAATTTGACCGTATCTTGAAGGAGAAGGCAGCTAGCTTCAACCTTATCGATACTAAGTTTATCACTGGTTCTGGTCAGGAGTTGACTCTCGGTGGTCAGTTCACTACTTATAAGATGACCAACGGTATCGAGCTGACAGTTAAGCGTTGCGCTCTCTTTGACAACATGGAGCTCTTCCGTCAGCTTCACCCACTGACAGGTAAACCACTGATGTCTTATACATTCCTCTTCGTTGATCTTGGCCAGCGTGATGGTCAGGCTAACGTAGTTAAGGTATGTCGTAAGGGTCGTGAATTTGTACAGTGGTTCACTGGTGGTTCTGTAGCACCTAACGGCTACGCTAACAGCATTAACACGCTACGTTCTAACAGCCGCGATGGTTACCAAGTTCACTTCCTTGGTGAAATGGGTATCATGCTGCGTAATCCACTGTCTTGCGGTATTCTGTACTGTGATGCAGAGGATGCTGAGATCCAGAACGACCTTAGCGGTATGACTGGCGCGTAATCTGATATAAAAATATAACAATGACCGAGCATGGGTTCCTTCAAGGAACCTGTGCGTCCGGCATTGCAACATACTAATTAAACAATTATGGTAGTTGAATTAAAAATTAAGAAGAAGAATCCCTGGGCAGGGTTGATCAAATATAAGTCTTGTTTTGACTATATTTCTCCTTACTTTACCCGATCCGGGTCGATCTATACGGGGCTTACCCCAGATGATGAAAAATATTATGAGAAAGCTCTTGGTTATCCAGAGGGACATTTGGCAAAGTCTAGTGATTTCTGGAACACCTTCTGTGTAAAAGTTGGATCTAGAACAGTTCTATTGGACGATTCTATTCCACGACAGGCTATGATCATCAAGTTCCTTAGCGGTCACAAGCGTGTTGCTACATCGCTTGACAAGATGGATGCAGGTAAAGATTATCTGCTGATCAACCGTGAAGCAGAAGCGATAGAAGCAAATAAGATTAACAAGCTTCGTAGAGACGCCATCAAAGAGTTTGATAAACTTACTCTTGAGCAGATGCGTAAATGTTTGCGTATCTTGGGTGTCAAGGCTGATACAATGTCAAACGAACTTGTAGAATCTACATTGTTCAATATGGTAGACAAGAATCCTAAGCAGTTTTTCCTTAAGTGGGTTGATAACAAATCCAAGGAAACAGAGTTCTTGCTCGAATCCGCTATCGCAAAAGGTGTTATCCGTAAGGATCGCACTCAGTACTACTATGGTACAGAGATGTTTGCAGATTCTCTTGACGAAGCTATTGCTTATCTGGACTCAAAGAAAAACCAAGACTTGAAGCTTTCTATTATTAATCAAGTAGAAAACAAGTAATTATATCATATAACGACATATGACGCATAAAGATATTTATACTAAGTTTATGATCGAATATGACAAAGCTGGTGCTTCAACGTCATATCCGTCGTTAACAGAATACGAAGTTGCTACTGTTCTTGACAAAGCGTACAATGCATTAATTGCACAGAAGGTTACAGGTAATAATGTTCGTAGATCTACTGTTGAATCAGATATCAAGTCTATTGCAGATCTTGGGCCATTGACAAAAACGGTCGATATTAGGTATGACGAAGATTATTATTTGAATAGATCTTTCGGAGATGCTCCAGAAGATATGTTGTATTTTTTACAAGCCTCTATGTGGTATTCAGATGGTTCCAAATGGACACCATTTGATAACGGAAAAACCGATGAAGGAGAAGATGAAACAAATCCGGATAGAATGAAATATAACCCTGCGGATAATCATACAAAAAGACTTCTGCCAATAAAATTAGTAAATCATGAGATTGCTTAGAAGTTTTTTGTTTCTGCATACAATCTACCTTGGATTAAACAACCGATTTGTTATCTAGAAGATAGAAAAATCTATATCGTATACGATCCGTTAAATGTTCCAGAAGATAGCGGAAATGATTTGTAGGTTACTTATATTAAGAGACCTATGCCTTTTGTAAAAGATCTTCCAGAAACTCTTCCAGAAGGAGTATAGTATGCATCGTATTTTGATTATAAAGGTACCGGTACTACTCCTTGGAACGGTGGTGATAAGGTAGAAACTGGAAATCCTACTTATGCGAAACGATATGAGTTTGAATGTAACAGCACTGTTGCAGAAGAACTGATTAGCCTTGCTGTAGCATTTGCATTAGAGAACGTAGAATCATCGAGACTTAATTCTAAACTTAACATGAGAGGACTTGAAGCATGACATTAGCCGATACTAGAAGATTAGGTATTGAATTCGAGCGTCGAGTTCAGACCATGATTCCGGATACAGAATTTCTGGATAAGTTAGACACAGAGACGATTTACTCTTTCTTAAATCAATATCAGGATAAGTATATCCACGAGATATACAGAAATCTTGACCAAATTTAGTCAGGTTCACATTTGTCCGCACATGTCGAGTCTGTTTTGCAGTCATTAATGGGAGAAAAAGAATTACTGATAAGCAACGAGAACGATGTTGTAGAAGATACTACTACTACAATGACAATTGGAGAAGGAACTATAGGAGCAACTGGTCGTTCCGTTTCGTATAGACTTCCTGGTGATTTTTATATGTATATCAGAAGTGTTTCTAACGTAAGTAAAACTTTTGCATTTAAATAGAATGTAAACACCGGACAGGAAAGCAGTTAGCTGCCAATTAGAGTAATTCCAAATCAACTTACATCTCAGTCTGATGTATGGAAATTAATAGAGACTCCACACGATACTTTACGTATATTGAGATATCCTGCAGCAACACTTGGTAACATCGATGATAAGAAAGTTCTTACGGTTATATATGACCAATATACAACTCCGGTTGGCATCAAATTGTCGTATTATAAGCAACCGGCACACTTTAATCTTATGACTTCTACAAAATGTGAGTTGCCGCTTGATGCTTTTGAAGAGCTTGTATCTGGTGCAGTAGATCTTTATGTACAATATGTTGCAGGAGCTGAAGCTCGTAAGAGACAGCTTGATGAGGCTCGCAGATAGGCGGCTAAGGAACAAGAGGCCAACAACGCAAGACGTGGTAGAAATAACGAATAATTATGAGGTGCATAGATTTAATAGCAGCATTCGAACTTGAAATAAACAAGCTTGACAATGCGTTAGAAAAGCCTGTTACAGACGACAGTATCTATTGGATCAACCAGGCGATGATGAAGTTTGTCAAAGAACGTTTCAATGGCAATGCTCCTCATTATACTTCGTACGAACAAACAGAAAAGCGTACTAAGGATCTTATAAATCTGTTAAGGGAGTCTATAATGACGACCCCAGAACCAGATACCACACATCCTTCTTATGATAGTTACGAATATAATTATCCAGCAGATATGCTATATGTTCTCAATGAAGACATAATTATATCTGACAACGAAGGTAATAATCCGTTAGATGTGTGCGTGTTTGAATGTACAGCTGATAGCTTCATGTATAGGGTGATGAATAAGCTTACAGACTTTCATTACAGGTTTAAGAGAGCCAGACCATTACGCGTAAAAACAAAAGATGGATTTCGTCTGTTAACGGACAAAAATTACACAATAAACAAATATACTTTAGGCTACCTTAAAGTGCCTGAAGAAATAACGAATACGGATCCTTATACCGAATATAAGGACTTCGATGACCATATTTGGTCGGAGATTATAAAAATAGCAGCACAGATGTATGTTGAAAACCAATCTGATCCGCGATATAAGACTCTGACCAATGAGGTATTAACTCAAGAATAATTTTAACGTGGAAACCCCAGCTCTTTAGGTGGAGACATAGTAGATAGGGGGAGTAGAAAAAATTAATTTAATTATATGATTACATATGTTAATACGGTGCTCGTTGGTAAAGGCGTTGGCACCATTGCAACTGATCCTGCTACAGCTTCTGCAGGTCAATATATTTTCATGAACCTTGACGGTTCTATTAACAAGGGTTATCTTTCTGCAGATGAACTCGCTCAGGCAAATGAGATCAAAATCGGTCTTGTTACCTCTAATAGCACTAAGTATACAAAACGAGACGGGACTGTTGCTACTACGCCAGTGATCAAGTGGTCTAACAACATTAAGCGTGCAGACATCAAGGCTCTTACATATTCTACATATCAGGATGATGTGCAAGAAAAGGTTGTTGTAGATTTTACTAAAATGACTCAAGACGTTTTGCACACTATCGATGACGGTGGTTTCTGTCTGACTCTTCGCATTACGTATAAGGACCTTCCAACTCGCTATCGTAAGTGGACCGATTCTTACAATTACGTAACTGTTGCAGGTGATACCGCTACTGAGATTGCAGCTGGTTTTGCTAAAGATATTGCTAAGAATGCCAAGCGTTCTCGCGTATCGGCTGTTGCAGAGGCAGGTGTGTTGACTCTTACGGCTCTGCCATATGACGATGATGATTCTGTAGATACCATCAACTGGGCTGGTCAGGTTCGTTTCAACGCGAACGTGTACTACACTAATCCTAACGGTGTTGGTTTTACTTCTAAGAATAAGTATAGCCTCGACGGTGTAAAGATTACGAAGACTCCTGGTGACATGTATACGGCTTCTGCTAAGCTTGTACGCGACCGTGAGGCTCAGGCTATGGGTTACGAAGGTATCCTGAACCGTGGTGAGGGTACTTGGCCAATCATCAAGCCTGCAATGCAGACAGACTTGTCTAAGCAATATGATGCAGTTACTCTCGAATTCGAGAACATGTATCGCGCAGCTGATGACATCTTCCGCAAGACTAAGCAGACTGTTGAGATTTATGAGGAGACCGGTAAGGCTACTAATATCTACGACGCATTGAAGAACTTTGCAGGTGTTGACAGTGACAATATCGCCCCAATTGAGGTCGGAGACTAATTTTAAACCATAATACACTGCGGCGGCCATAAGCGCCGCTGTGGTGTATTTTTATTTTATATAGATATGGGAATACAAACAAATATCGTAGCAAAAAACGGTAATCCCCCTATTTCTTATAACATTCTTCAAGGCGAATCTAATGAATACCCTAGAAACATCATCTTCGATGCGAACTGTGTAGAAGATATACGTATCGACGTACAGTCTAAGATAGACAAAGTAGACGCAAAGACAGGTATATCAGATGTTGTTGCTAGCAAGGTTGAATTAGATGACTACGACCGAAGTAAGTTAAAGAACGGCGACATTATTAAAGTCATGATAGATTTTACACACGATGACGCTACAACTTATTATAGATGGTCGCAAGAAAAAGGAGAATTTGAATATGCTGGTGAGTTTGCCCCATATTACACACAGTCTGAAACAGACGCTCTTCTGTCCGTAATACATGAAAGAATTGACAATTATACGGCAGTAGATGAATCACAAGAAACAATCTTATTTAATCAACAGTCATGAGACAAGAAAATCATATTTTCGACAATTCTAAAAGTAAGATATCGTACGCCAAAGTCGGCTCAGAAAAATATGAAATTGTCGATAAACAGGGACGTGAGTAGATAGCCATAAATACTAACAACATTGACGATCTTTATGATATTGTTGCAGGCGGTGTGCACTATAGAGGTAAAACTACGTCTAATATATTTGATGGCGCCGATGTAAACCCAATTATAATTAATGGCGAGCCTTATACAGCATAGGTTGGAGATCTTGTTATAAAAGATGTCGAAGGTAGAGAATCGTTGGAATTTGTATTCGACGGTACTATTTGGTCTGAATTAGGTTCTACTGGAGTTTTAGGTACACTTGCTTATAAAGATAATGCTAGCACGCAGTATAAACCGAAAGGTTCTGTTACAACCACCCTTTCTCAAACAAATACACAAG